TCAGACAGAGAACATCAAGGCTCTAGTAGAGCAGTTGATTACGTGGACGCCTACGACTAAGGGTAAAACCGATATCGTGATGGCTCTCTGGTTCTGTGAGATCCGAGCACGTGAGATGCTCAACTACGGCCAGTACGCAACGCATCACTTAAAGAATCCTTTCCTATCTCGTGCAGAGCTAGGGAAACGCGTCGTCATCAACATTGACGAAGCACTAGCAGCACAAAACCAAACATTCGTATAGGAGTAATAATGGCAAAGAAGAAAGAAAGCACAGTCAAAAAGGTTGGTCGCTTTGTAACCAATGAACTCCTTGGTGTTGATGATGCAAAACGTGCTGTTAGTAAAGCACGCAAGGGTGACATTAAAGGTGCTCTTAAATCCGCCGCAGCTGGTGCTTTAGAAATTGGCACTACAGCTACTGCTGTAGGTAAAGGCGGAATGATTGCCGCAAAGATTGGCGCTAAGACTGTTAGTAAAAAAACAGTGGAAAAAACATCAACAGATATTGGTCAGGCCGCAGGACGTAGAGTTGCAGAAAAATTAAAGCCAGCAAACATTAGTAGAGAAGGAAAACCCTTTACTAAGAAGGTTGAAGGCAAAGCAACAACTACAAGTAAATCGGGATCTAAATCTGTAACGCCAGATGCTAAAACAGTTTCAGGTACAACCCGTAAGCCAACAGTTAAAGAAGTAGCAGGAAGAATGGCAGCAGATGCAAAGAAGCGAACAAAGGCTATAGTTTCAACTGCTTCATCGGCAAAATCTGGATCTGCTCCTATTGTTAAAAAGGCTCTTGCCGATACATCGGTAAAACGTTTAGCACAAGGTTCTGTTGCTACTAAAGCTGCAAAAGAAATTTCAAAACCAAACAAAAAGGGTAAATAATTATGGCACTAACACCAAGTTGGAAGACCAACGCTGAAGGTGAAGAAGAATACATTGATAAGGGCGCAGTAATGATGCCTCAAATCAACCCAATGGTAAATGCTAAGTATGCAGCAGGTAAGCAACAGGCAGCAGATGCTGATTTTGTTGAATGGCCTACAAAGATTCACGCTGACGACGAAGGATACTAATAATGGCAATGTACGTTACTAAAGGCCCAAACTATACTAAGACAGTAAAGCCTTACGCTGTTTCTCACGAAGAATATATTGGAAGTCCATCTATTCAAAGCGGTAAGACAGCTAAAGCAAAAGCAGAAGAAACAGAAGCAAAATCTGGTGGAGCTGCTAAGACTGCAGATAAAGCTATTAAGCCTAAAGTTAAAGAAATTATTACTGGTGGCGATGGAGTTGCTCCTGTATATAAGGTTAAAAAAATTGTTGTAGACCCTAAAACTGCAGAGAAGAAAGCAATGGAAGCTCGTATCATCTCTGACAAGTCAAAGACTGCAATGCGTGCAAGAATCATCGAAGCACGTAACGCAAAAAAATCTAACTAAGGAATTTAATGTTAACAGTTAAAGAGGTTACCGCAAAGGTATCTCGCTTACAAACCAAATACGCAGCGCGTGATGGTCGTATGCGTGACGTCCTTTCAGTACGTCAGGGTGACATCTCAAAAGTGTACCCATCTATGTTTTCTGATGAGTACCCAAAACCACTCATCGCTAACATCATTGACGTCGCCGCACGCGATCTTGCGGAATCAATGGCTCCGCTACCTTCTTTTAACTGCTCAGCATCTAATACAGTATCCGATACAGCGCGTAAGGCTGCTGACCTTCGTGGACGTATTGCAAACTTCTATGTAGACCGTTCAGAACTAGGCGTACAGATGTACACCGGTGCTGATTGGTACAACACATACGGAATGCTTATTAGTCGCGTTGAACTTGATTACGAGAACGACAACCCAATCATCAAGTTGATTAACCCTTTCGGTTCATACCCAGAGATTGACCGCTTTGGTCGCTGTTTATCCCTTACCCAGATTGTGGGTATGGATGCACAGACCTTGGCATCTATGTACCCTGAGTTCTACAACGAGATTGTTGGACGTAACCAGTACACACCAGGTTCTCCTTACCTTTCACTAGTGCGATACCACGATAAAGACCAAGATCTTATCTACCTACCAGAGCGTAAGGACTTAGTTCTTTCTAATACACCTAACCCAGTGGGCGAATGTATGGTCCGTATTGCTATGCGTCCATCTATTGATGGTGAAGCACGCGGTCAATACGATGATGTACTAGGTGTACAGCTTGCTCGTGCTCGCTTTGCAGTACTTCAGATTCAGGCAGCAGAGAAATCTATCCAAGCACCTATTGCTATCCCACAGGATGTGCAAGAACTTGCTCTCGGACCAGATTCTATTATGCGTTCTGCTAACCCACAGGGTATCCGTCGCGTTCCTTTGGAACTTCCAGCCGGTGTATTCGGTGAATCTGGGGTCCTTGAACGTGAATTACGTACAGGTGCCCGTTACCCAGAGACTCGTGGAGGAAACTCAGATGCTTCGATTGTTACAGGTCGCGGTGTTCAAGCCCTTCAAGCTGGTTTTGACACGCAGATCAAAGCTGCACAGTCTCACTTTGCTCGTATGTTTGTTGAGCTTATCGGTCTTTGCTTTAAGACGGACGAAAAGATATTCGGGAACCAGATTAAAGAGATTCGCGGTGTGGATGATGGAACTCCTTACACGCTAAAGTACAGCCCATCTAAGGCTATTGCTGGCGACTACACCGTAGATGTTCGTTACGGCATTATGTCTGGTATGAATCCAAACAACGCAACAGTAGCCTTGCTACAAATGCGTTCAGATAAACTTGTTTCACGCGATTATGTACGTCGTGAACTTCCTATCGAGATTAACGTCGGTCAGGAAGAACAGAAAGTTGATATTGAAGAGATGCGCGATGCACTTCGTGCAGCTATTGGGCAGACTGCTCTTGCAATCCCACAGATGGTTGCACAAGGTCAGGACCCATCTAAGATTCTTGGCTCCTTTGCAGAAATGATTAAAGGACGCCAAAAGGGAATGAGTATTGAAAGTGTTGTGGAAAAGGCGTTTACGCCAGAACCTCAGCCAGAGGCTGCAGCGATGCAACCCCAAGCCCCAGTAGCAGGTATGGCTCCCGCCTCTGCCTCGCAGCCAAGTATGGAACAACCTGGCGGTGCAGCCCCTGCTGCTGGTGGCCCACAAGGAAGACCAGATATCGCATCATTGCTCGCTTCAATCGGCGGCGCGGCATAACTTCTAAGGGGGTGAAATATGAACAAGGGATCACAAGCACCAGCACCAATGGCTAAGCCAATTCACGGCGCATCAGGTGCAGGAGCAAAGGTAACAGGCGGCAAAGTAGAAATGCCTTTCGCTGGAGCAGCTAAGCCAGGCAAGTCAGTCAAGAAGTAAATAACTTTAGATAACGGGGTGTACTGGATGGATGACAAGAAAGTTAGACGTCCAGTACGCTTCGCTGATTTTGTTGTAGTAGGCGCAGAACTTGCCTACAATATAATGCAAGTATTTACCGCAGCGACAGAAGACTTATTAGAACTGTCTATCTATAACGCTAACCGGAAAACAGAATTAAACAAAGCGTGGGAAGAATTTGCCACAGATTTAGAAACTATTCAGGAGGATACAGATGGCGCTTGAAGACGCTAGAAACCCTATGCGGGGTGTATCAGGTCCTGGACCATACGCAAAGCGTACAGATATTTCATACCAGTCACAGTCTTACGGTGATGGAGTTGCATACGATGCAGCTAAGTCTGGTGCCCCATTAGCGCGTGCACAGAAATCACCAATGCTTTCACAGGCACCACAGGTACGTCCAGCACAGGCTCCAGTTGCAGGTCTTTATGATCCAACAAACCGTCCAGATGAACCAATAACTTCTGGTATTGATCAGGGCGCTGGCGTTGGTTCTGACGCGTTAATGATGCGTCAACCTGATGACAATAACTTTCGTGCAAGTATTGCAGAATATATGCCAGTATTATCTTACGTTGCAAGCTTGCCTAACGCGTCTCCTGAAACTCGTGCGGCTATCCGCCAGTTAAGAGACTATGCGTGAGTTGGTATAACAAGATTGGCGACGTTGCTTCTACTGTCGTCAAGGGCGCTATCTCATTTGGTGGAGACGTCCTTGGTGCGGTAACAGCTCCTACACGTTTTGCTTGGGATATAGCAACTGCCCCTTGGAATGACGATAAAGATTACAACGGATTTATTAACACCTTTAAGAATGCTGGAAAAGAAGCAGGACTAGACGTAGTTAAGCCTTTGGCTTCTGCCGGTGGCGCAATTATGAAAGTTCCAGGCGTTGCTCCTGCCTTTGAAAAACTTTATGAAGTAAACCGCGATTACATTCGCGAACCTGCTACTACCGTTGCTCTTGTAAACGGTGAACTTAATAAGACAGGTCCAAGTGCTTTCTTTGATCCTAATATGTGGCGCAGAGCTTGGAATGGCCGTGAGGACGTTTCATTCGGTCAAGCATTTGTTGGTCAATATCGTAACATCTATGACCCAAAGTTTAATATCTATGATCCATCACAGCGTGATGCAGCATTTAAGAAATCTGCTTGGGGTAAAGGTCTTACTGGAACAGTAGATGTTGTTGCTCAAGCAGTTGGTGACGTATCTCTTGCTGCTGGAAAAGTAGTAAAAGTTATTAAGGCTAGCGAACTTGCTACAGGTGCGCTTAAGAGCGCTGACGATGTGGCACAAGCTGCTGAAGAAATTACAAAAGCTCAGTATGGAGTTAAGAACCGTTTCACTCCTGTATTAGAAGACTTTACTAAGAATGATTCAGCCTATGCTATTAACCACCCAATGGTTAAATCATCTTCACAGCCTGGACTCCTTGCTTATATGCTTGGTGAGTCTAAGTCCGTAGATGAGACATCACTGGTATTACGTTCAGCGCTGAGTGACCCAGCTGCTATGGATGAACTAGCATCTGTTCGTGTAGATATTACTGACGCTCTTAAGGCTGCACGTGGTGACCTTAGCGCAGTAGACGAATACAAGATTTTTTCAGCACCTGATGGCTCAGGTATGTTGCCATTTCTTAATGACACACCTGCTGTTATTCAAGAAGCAGAAGCAAACTATAAGGCACTTGCTCAGGCAGATAACTACTTTGCTAAGTTGTTCCAACTTGGAGAAGGTGGCGGTTCTTTAACACGAACCAGCGGCCCACTTGCTACTGGAATTGAGAACTTTGTAGCCGAATCTCGTGCTATGAAGTATTACGATCAGACTGTTGGCTCTGCAAAGGTAGACATATTTCAACCTACTCCATTTCACCGTATGTACCAGAAGGTATCTTGGTTACAGGGTGAGCGTCCAGCAGGACTAATAGATTTCAATGATGCAGATTCATACAAGGAAGTTATTGCTACTGTAAATCAAGCAACCAAACTTGCTGGTTATACACCTGAACAATCTGCAGCAATGCTTAACTCTTATATTAAGGCTGCCAACCCAGAAGAGCGCTACGCAGCAACAATGAATTTAGAAAACAAAATCTTCCGCGATATTGCTCGTAAGAACGGTATCGAAGATGATGATATTGCAGAGACTATCTACAACAACTACAGCGGTGCTCGCACCTCAGCATTAAAGTCAATTCAAGATCGTGGCTTTATGGTTGACGTTGATGGAAAGATTATCAAGGTTCCTCAACTAGAGTCTCAGTCTGCTAACTATTTGCCAATGATGGACTTTGCATTACTTAATAACCTTCTCAAGCGTGAAGGTTCAATGATTCAGAAGTTTGCTGGTAACGGCAAGGACTATGTTTTGCACGGCGCTGATTACATACAGGATATGTTCAAGGCTGGAGCCTTGCTTCGTCTTGGATATACTCAACGTAACGCTATCGATTCACAGTTGCGTATTGCAGCTGCAGTCGGGTCTATGGCTAGCCTTCGCCACCTTGGTTCTGGAGTAAAGAACTTTGTCTACAACACAAACAAAGAGTCAGCACGATTTATAGACCGATATCGAAAGATTGATGCTGGTCGCACATTTGCTGAAGTCAATACAGATACAGTTAAGATTACTAAAGAGCTTGATGAACTTAAGACTAAAATTGGAGCGCTAGAAGCGAAAACTTCTTTGTTCCCAGATGATGCTAATTTAGCAACAGAACTGTCAACAGCACGCTTGCTCCGTGAAGAGAAGTTGGCTGTATATGACCATCTATCAGGAGTGCTTGCACGCAATTCAGAATTGACTCCTAAGAAGCGTATCGCTTCTGGATCATACGAAGTTACAACTTCAGACGGAGTAACATACATACTAGATGATGCTTTTGGTGGTCCTCTTGGAGATATGTTCCGTAACATTGCTTCATCCGGTAGTTCATTTGCACGTATGGTTGATACCAACTCAGATATCTATGCACGTACAGTTGCTTCAAAAGGTATCCAAGCTATTCGCCCAACAGACAAAGGTTACTTTGAGCAGTGGGCGCAGACTATGCGAACACAGTTTGGTAACTCAGAAATTGTACGCCAACTTGATGAAGGTAAGTCTATTGATGAGATTAGCAACTGGCTAGTAAGTTCTCAAGGTGGACGTGACTTACGCAAACGATTGAGCCTTAACTCATCTGATGCTAAAGACTACGTACTTCGCATTAACGGATTTTATGATACCTACCTACCGGTGGAATCAGGACTTCGTTCTAAGTTGCGTGACCTTACTGCAGCAGACCTTCGCACAACATTCAAAGATCCGTCAGACCTGCCTATTATTCACGGTCACTTGCTTGAAGATGCTTTCTTCAACAAGTCTGATAAGCATATTAAGAAAGCAATCAACGGATTGTTTAAGCTACTAGGCACTATGCCTGAAGATGCTTGGGCGCGTCATCTTCTTTACTCACACCTATATCGTCGTGAACTCCAGCGCCGTGTAGATATTGCAGCAGGACTTAAAGAAGATGGTCGCCTCACTGCTGCAGAGCAGGGAAAGATTATGGCGGCTACTCATAAGATTGCTCTTCGTGAGATGAAGGGCATCCTGTTTAACATTGAGCGTCGCTCAAACCTTGCAGCTGCGATGAAGTACATCAGCCCATTCTTCTCTGCACAAGAGAACGCTTACAAGACTTGGCTTAAGTTATCAGTTGCTAACCCAGCAATCGTTAACCGCGCTTACAATATCTGGCAGTCACCTAACCGTGCTGGATTGGTTACCGATTACGAAGGTAATCCTATTCCAGTAGGTAAGACATCTGGAAACGATATTATGTGGCTGTCATTGCCAAAGGGTCTTACTAGAATTCCAGGACTTGATTCACTAAGTGAGGTAGGCATCCCAAAGGGATCGCTAGATATTATCTTCCAAGGTGGAATGGATGCAATCTTCAATGAAGGCAATCCAAACTTTGCAAGCGATATGCTCCCAGTCGGACCATACGTTGCAGTTCCTGTATCTGAAATTGTAAAGCGTCAGCCTACTTTAGAAGAAGCATTTAAGTGGGCGCTTCCTTTTGGTCCTACTAAGAACGCTTACAGTGGGTTCTTACCAACTTGGATGCAGAAAGCACAAGTACTTGCAGCTAACCAGTCAGACCCACAGTTTGCTCGTTCGTATCAACTAATCTTTGAAACAGAACAACAGAAGGCTAAAGAAGCCGGTCTTGGTCCAGTCAATCCTAAGAAGATTATGGATATGACTAAGGATTACTGGAAGATGCGTATGGCGTCTAACCTTATTATGCCGTTTGCTCCACAGTTCAATAGCCCTTACAAGTTCTATCTTGACAAGGCTCGTGAGTACCGACGCATCTATGGCATTAACGCTGATGCTAAGTTCTTGCAGGACTTCCCAGATTTCTTTGACTTCACCACAACGCTTTCTAAGAATCCAACAGGCGTCCAGTCATCTATTCAGGCCATTGAGAACATCAAGAAATATGACGGCCTTGTAGGAGAACTTGCAAAGATTGACCCTAAATTGGTTGGTCTTATTGTTAATGACCCAAGTGGCTATGAATTCTCACAGGCTTCTTATGACTACCTTTATAATAAAAAGATTGCACCAGATTCTCCAGAAAAGTTTCTATCATCACAAAGCCCAGCTGAAGCTCAGAAGAAAACTGATGCTGAAAAGGGTTGGATTAAGTACAACCAGTTGATGGATGTAATTGATAACCAGCTTAAAGAACGTGGACTCACATCTACCCAGCAAAAGGGTGCAGAAGATATTGCATTTTTCAAGTCTTTAATTATCCAAAAATTAGCAGTCAAGACTGATGCTACCGGCAAGCCAGTACTTAACCCAATCACTAATCAACTTGAACAATCAGCTTGGTATGACGATTACTTAGACTCAGACGGATCTAAAACTAACCGAGTTGTTCTTGGTTTAAGTAAAATCCTTGATCCAAAGAATAAGTTTATTGAAGCAAATGCAGATAACCCTACTTGGAAATCTGTTAAGGCTTATATGGAATTTCGTAAAGTCGTAGCATCTGAGTTGATGTCACGTGAGACAAAGTCTATTACTGCTAAAGCAAACAAAGATGTAAAAATGTTTTACGATGCAATGGTAAAGAAATTAAAAGATGATGACAAATTAGGTTTTGCATATGTCTATGACCGTTTCTTATCACAGGACCTAGTAATAGATAAGTACCTTACACCAAAGGAATCTAAATAATGGATATGTATGACCTAGCGGTATCAATGGGCTTGATGACCAAAGAAGAAGCTATTGCTGCTCGTGCTCTTGCCGCTAAAGCTAAGACTGACGGTTCTACAGCAAAGCCACTTAAGTCTGGTACATATACATCTACTCAGACCTCTGCCCGCGTTCCAGATGACCTAGCACTTGCAAGTAAGATTAACGCTTCTTTTAAGAAGTTCTATGGCCGTGACGCAGACCAGGCAGAGCTTGATGCTTTACTTCCAGAGTTGCGTAAGCAGTACACATCTAAAGATGGAAAGTCTAAGACCACTGTTAAGACAGTCTATAAAAACGGACAGCTTATTAGTACTGACTACCTGACAGCAGAAGGAGTAGATCCTGCTGATTGGGTAGAAGAAAAACTTAAGACACAAGTTCTTAGTGGAAATCAGCCAGTAAATGCTCTCAACATTCCTGAAGGCCCAGCCGGTGATTACTTTGTTAAGCTCAAGAACTTTGCTGGTAACAATGGTATCCGTCTATCAGACGAGGCTGCTACTACCTACGCTAATCAAATCGTTGGTGAAGCGGTAAGTGAAGACACAGTATTTAATACTATTCGTGAATCTGCAGCAACAGCATTTCCATCACTATCTGAAAAGATTAAGAATGGAATCAACTTGAAGACCTTGGCTGATCCTTATATTCAGTCTATGAGTGATATCCTTGAAGTGCCTGCATCATCTGTGGACTTGTTTGACCCACACATTCGCAGTGCTTTGTCTTACACGATGAAGGATGGCGCTGTAGGAACTAAATCTATTTATGATTTTGAACGTGAACTTCGACAGGACCCACGTTGGCAGTACACCGAGAAGGCTCGCAAAGAA